GACAGAGTGAGCCTTAGGCGCGCGTCAAAACACGCGTCCAAAACATCACTCTGTCTCGATGGAGTACATCGGGGTCAGAAGTAAAATCCCAACAAGGGGATTTTAACTTGACCACTTTATACTTCACTCGCCAGGGTCTGGCGTTAATGAAGTTGTCCCGTACATAGCCTCCGATGGCGCTAATTTCAGCTCCAACGGGATTTGTGTACGAATCGCCGACTCTCCAACCTCGTTTGATAGGTCTGAGCGCTCTGTAAAACAGAGCACCATTCCCATCTGATTTTGGGGACAGTAGGAGGTCTGACGGTAGGAGTATACCTTCGTTGATGTTTGAGTAGAGTGGGACAGGTCTGATTTTACAGAACTGAACCAAGTATCTACTGACATTTTCGAGAGGTATCCCAAACCTACAAGACCAACTACAGAGGCGATTAAGGGCAGTATAGATATCGGCTTCATCATTAAACTCCTTTAAGTAAACACCACGGACGTTATGTCCACGGTAAAAATCTCCACCACAAGATTCTCGAAAGAATCCGGTAGTGAAGGACTTATCGGAGTTGACGACAAAGCCAGATACTTCAAGCAGCTCCAGGACTTCAGGTGTGTATTCGGTTCTGACAATCAAGTCATCGCCAAAAACGCCAAAGTCTGTTCGCTTTGATAGGAAAACCCTTCCGGACTGTACATAATACAGATTCTGAAAAGGTCCACCATTCATACGATAAACTGCACGAAGAAGACAGGAAAATATGAGGGTCATAAGGGGAAAGGTAAAACCATTCCCCATAGTGGAAATCATATTTAACTTAACGTACTTGCCATTGACGAAAGTGCTATCGCACCTAATCATATCCAAAATTTGAAACACATTTTTGGGTAGCAGGAAACGCATAAGTTCTATCGATAACGAGTCGCTCGCATTACGGAGATCTATGGTCGAAAATGACCCATCGATCGAAGCAAAGCGAGCTAATGCTTTATTAACCTCGGGTTGGATATCCATGTGAATGGAAAAATCACGTTCGAGTATTAATTCTAAGCATCGCTTGGCACCTAACTGGTAAAACATGTTAAGTGTAGGCTCGGTACAAATAGTCCTGTTTTTCTTACTATCCTTAGGGACAGTAGAAAGGCGACTACCTTGAACTTGTACTGTAGGATGGTTTAAAGCGCGAATCTCTTCGGCTTCCGACCACTTACCAGTAACATAGCTACGATAGAATCGTAGAAGGAAAGGGGACGTATGCGTCAAGGTGCTATCAAACATCTTCGTTAAGAAGTCGTTCGATCGCGATCCGAGCGAGCTCCCAGGCCCACAAGCACCGTATGAAAGAAATTTACCATACGATAGAGCGAGTGGTCCATTGGAAGCATCGTCTCTGAAGGCGTGATGAACTTCGTCACGCCAGAAACGCATACGCGGGTCCTCGGACCAGTTGGAACAAATGGCCTTGTTTTGAACAAGGTCATTCCAGTTTAGGAAATTTTCCTTAGCCTGGCGATCTAAAAGATCGTTTCCACCTGGAGCAACATATTTCTTCAGCAGAGTTTCGCTAAGAACTGTTGCTCTCATGGATTGTAATTCGTCCATGGGAATCCGTAGATCCTTCTCAAGTAGGGCTTTTAATGTATCAGGTTTTACTAAAATATCCATGTTACATAACTCCTTTTAGTCAAATCTAGGGACGACTCAGAGAACCGAGTCGAACGAGAGAGGGATTTCAAGATTCTTATAGAAATCCTTCTCCTGACGTGTCATAGAAGAGGTTTTATGCTCTTCTACCAATGTCGTAAAGACATTGATGGAATCAGGAACTGGGACAGAGTATACCGCAAAACGGTCATCTTTGTACAACAGTTTTTTAGATTCCATTACGCCACCCCACTGACCACTGTGTCCCCAAGACCAGCAGAAATGCTGTTCAAGAGGCCAATAGCGGCAGAAATTGCAGCGCGCAGATTAGCCGGATCGGCCGTATCTGAACCTGCAGGGATGCCTAGATCGATTGTTATTGGGAAAACCACTGAAGGTTGACCCGCTAACGGAGTAACGCCCTTACGAACGACAATCTTGTGGTGATTTAGCGGTACGCTGCTAATTACACCGGTTGTCGGGTTTGCCTTACCGAGGACCTTAAAAACTTTTGGTCTGAAATAAGTCAACGTAAAAGGGCGGGCTACTGATGTGGCATCGACCCCAGTTTGAGTGCCACCAAGGCTGGTAACAGCAACTTGTTTGGCATTCGTATCGGGGGCAATGTCTGCAGTAGTATTGTAAACCGGAAGGGTAAGACCCGTCTGGGCACCGCCAGTTATGGCGGCTGGTAGGCTAATAGCCATGATAGTTCTCCTTTAGATTAAAGAAATTTGGTCAGAAGGGCAGCGATATTGGTTAGTCTAATACCACCGCCAGGCAGGGAAAAACTCAAAGGCGGAATTGCCAATGAGCCCCCAGACCGATCAACCGACCTGTGAAAAACGGACAACGAACCGGGTAAAACCAACTTCGGATTTGTAGGTCCTGCACCATAGGCCGGGCCGAAACCTTGTAGAATCACGTTACGCTCCTGAGTATAAATATTTGACTCTGAAGTATAACTGAGAATCTGGGTTCCGGTGGTCGATGCAAGAATTATGTCACCGATGTTGACGAAGTAATCGATTAAAAACGACCAAGGAGTTATCTCCCAGACCGTCGACGGTATATCAGATAATTTTGATATACTATCAATTAATCGATCACTTGCGGCTTCAGCAAAATGGATACGTTCGGAAACGACGCCAAAGTGTATAATACACTCAGCCGTCATTTTGTCATATCCATTAGTTATAGCTGGATACCACGCAAAAGAACCTAAATCATTGGGAAGAAAAGATACAGACTCCGCTTTCGCGTAGTACCTGTAACCTAGCTTCTCAAGATTGTTCTTTCCGTTAATAAGTGCTATAATTGCCTTAATGTCAGAGATCAGGGGGAGTATCGCGAAGCGAAACTCTAACCATGAGTCTGCAGAAGCTTTCGAAAAGGTCTTAAAGTTACGTTTAGTAACTTCATCACCGAAAGCATGGATTAGTTTAACAGATTTCTCGAACGGGTGGCGTAACAGATCAACTGTTTCGCGTAACTCGCCAAGGAAAATCTGATTATTCGTTCCATGCTGCAGTGAATAAACCTTATTGTAAGCTTTGCCTCTGGCAGAAGCTTGAGCCTCACTTACTAATGACTGATCCTTAAGTCGAAATCCAGTATCTGGAAACCAAACTATACCATTCGGTTGAATAGGTAAGAAGTTTAAAATCCAGGTACTATCTTCGATATTCGGAGTACCATTTGTATAAGTGAGCTTTCCGACGTTCGCTACGATGCTAGAAGCATACGCTTTGAGCGGGGTAGTTGCATTTTGCAAGCTCTTAATCTTTGAGCGCCACAGTGGGTCATAGGCGCCCTCCCGGCTCGCAGTAGTGTCAAAATCATATATGTACTCGTTGTCGAAAGACGACGGAGCACGATGAAAGGCATTTACTCGAACTGCAGAAGGCGTTACTTTGATCATTTATGGTCTCCTAGATTAATACCGGACGAATGTCCTAAACGAAC